AATGTAGAACCTAATGCTACTGCATCTATGTTTGTGCCGTCAGAGATATTAAATGAGTTACTTCCTGAAGAAGTTAACTCAAAAGGTAACATCTTAGTAGCTTGGTATGTATAAGTCCCTGTGTAAGGCTCTAGTATTGACAATAACTCTCTTAGAATAGCTTCTGAGCCATCTTGTGTATTTGTAGTGTACCTAGCAATCAAGTGAGAATATAACGCTACAACTAAATCGTACTGCTCACTTAATATATTAAACTGAGTGTCATTAGTCTCCTTATATCCATCTATAATTGCCCTATAAGCATTAATCTTAGTAACTAACTCTAGTTGGTTAGGACATTTCTTGACGCTAAACGTCTTAGAGAATGTTCTTGTATATAAGATTGTTAACCAAGCGTTAGAAGTATGGGTATAGGATACAGAAACATTACTTGTAGGGGTATAACTCCCTTCGTAGTAGTTTGTTCCAGAAACAACCGTAACTGTATTTGTCGAAGTAGATGTTATTGGAGAGTTAGCCGATGCCTCAGAAGTACTAGGGAATGAACCAGTAATAGTTCTTGTAAGTGCTCCCGTAAAACTACCAATAGGAGAGTAAGACGTAAGGTCTTTAAATACTACCTCAGGAATAATAACATCTGAGAAATTAGTAATTCCATTACTTGGCTCAATCCAATTAAAATCAAATGTTCTTACTAACGGAGTTTGTACAGTAGCGGTATTATTTATAGCAGCGTAACTAATTGTATACGTTCCTGTAATTACATTATTATTTATATCTGTAACGCAAGGAATATCAATATATCCTACACTTACTACAGTTGTTGAATCTAAGTCAGCATTAGCAAAGTCAGGTAAGTTCCTAACAGAACCGTCAGGAAACTCTACTTTAAAACAACCCTTGCCGTATGTAAATCCTGTGGAGGTATCAGTTAAGCGAATAACTTTTGTTGCAACGCTTATTCTAAACTGTATATTGAAGTTTACTGCCATATCAGAGCCAAGTATAATTTGTGTAAATATACTATAATTTATTAACCTATAAAAAAAGAAAGAGACTACAATATGCAGCCTCTTCTAATTAACCTAAACCAAACAAAAAAAATGCCAATCCTGTGACGGATTTAACCTAATCGGTTCTTGATAGCTTCTAGCTCATCTGGGGCATTCTCTTCTAGGTAGTCGGCTAAGTCCTTAATGTAATTCTTATTTGGAGCTTTCTTGTACTTCATTAACTCCTTTCCTGTCTCAGACCAAGAAAATACTTGGGCGTTAACGTCGTTCTTAATTACACCTTTCTTAATAGCTTCTTTAATCATTGTCTCTAAGCTAAGGGAAGCCCTCTCAACAATATCCATAAACTCTTCAGGATTCTCCTCTGAGAAGTCCTCTAATTGGTTACGAATCTCTTCAATTGTCTCCGCATCAATTCCTAATGCCATTGCCACTTCCTTAGCTCTCTTGTCATCTAATTCTAAAGCCGTATTAACTGCCTTAACAATTAACTTACGCAAACTTCTTTCTTCTATAGCTTCTTTCTTGTTGTCAACTCTATAAAAGATAGCTTCATTGTCAGCATTCCTGTCTTTATTGGAAGAATTAAAGTTACACAATTCTATGAACTGATAAATCTTCTGGTGAACAGGATTCCCTCCGTTCAAAAACAAATACCCAAGGTTGGTAGCCGTAAAAACAATGTTTAAAAATACCGGATTGCCTTCTGGATCTGTTCTGTCAATAGCTGCAATAGTAACAAAATCTCCCTTAGTCTTATCGTACACCACATCCGTAGATGGAATCTGATAAGCTGATGGGATTAAAAACTTACCGTAATTGTCTGGATCAGGTCTTACATTAAGTACCCGGTAAGTTGCTCTTTCTTCTGGTTTCAATTTCTTTTGCATGGCAGCCGAAAATTGGTTGTATTCTGATGCTTTCATTTTTATTATTGTTTGGTTTTATAATTAACTCCTTCAAAGGTAGCACCTTTAGATAAATTATCCAAACACCACAATGGTTGAAGATTGGTGTAGTGACATAATGCTATTAACTCCTCTTCCGTTTTAGCAGATGCTAAAGGTTGGATATGATCAACGTGGATCTCTCCGGAAATAAATGCCTCCCAAGTCATGCCATCATTGAACTGTGAAACAAAGTGTTCTTTGACGGTTTCCCAGTCTGCGCCTATAACTTCTGAAACTCGTTTTGTTTTATTGTGTTTTAGTCGATAAAAAGAGTTTTTGACTAAACATCTTATGCGTTCTTTGAATTGCAATAATGGAGATGCATTAACACGTTCTTTGCGTTTTTGCATTAATGCTGCATGATTATTTTTTTGATATTTTTGGTTTCTTATTAAATAACTAACTTTATACTTTTCGTAAGTAACCTTTTGTTTTAAAGATATTTTATCTTTATTTTCTTGGTAATATTTTTTTCTATACTCAGACCATTTTTGAGGATTATTTTCTCTCCACCTGTAAGTTTTTGCGGTGCATTTATCTACATTTTCTGCTCTCCATTTTGCTTCGTATTGTCGTCTTGCTTCTGGATTTGCGGCATACTTTTCTTTTGATGATTTTGCTATGCAAGATTTACATTTGTTTTTATGGCCATCTTTTGCCATTTTTTCTTTAGTAAAACGTTCGTAAGGTTTTACGATTTCACAAGTGTTACATTTTTTCATTTTATTATTTGTTTGATTTACAATAGCAAAGATAGATATAGTTTATCGTAAAAACAAATTAAAAACAAAAAAGGGAAGAATCTCTTCCTCCCTTTTCGTAACTACTTGATAATCACTAGATTGAATACTTAATGAAGTGATCGTTTCCGATTGTCTCTAACCCCTCTATGGATGTGTACACTATATCGAGTGTATCTGTATCGTTAGTAGGAGTTGGGGCAAGTCCACCAAGCATTTTTTCACGGAACCTGCTATTGATGCCGTCAGCCATTTCCAAGTAACGAATTTGCATACGATCTACTTGTCCACCACCTTGCTCAACCTTGATCTTTCCTGCAGGAACTAAGTATGCTTCTTTAGTATAAGCAGTGTTAGTAGCAGTAGAAGTAATTTGAGGATGAGATAATGCGTTCAAACGCTTCTTGTGAAGAGTACGTCCAAATGCGAAGAATGAATTAACACCTAAGTTAATTGCAACTTCTTTACTTCCGCCGAATGAAGCGTAGTTAATAGCACCATTTACAAACTGAGTTGCAGCAGAGATAGTAGTATCAAAACCATTATCAAAGTCAGCACCAGCCCATAATTGATACTCAGAAGGGCAACGGTTAGCGTCCATCAAACGAGATAAAGCAGATAAGTCAGACAAAGCAACAGTACCAGCAGATGCAACAGAAGAAGTAATACCTCCAGCGTTGATGATAGTATCACGCAATCCACGAGTTGTGTTAATAGCGTTACCGGCAGCATCAGTTAAACCTGCAGACTCACGTCCAAACAAGATAGAATAAAGAATATCCATTCTATGCTTCAAATAAGCATCGTGTTGTTGCTTTAAGAAGTAGTAAGGCTTTCCTTTGAATTCAACCTCAATCTTAGAACCGTAAGCGATATCTGTGATAGAAGTCTTAGTCTTGAAGATTTGAAGTTTGTTAGAACGCTTGATCAAATCTGATTTACGCATTTGGTTAGAAGCAGTTCCTTCAGCATAAGCATTAGAGAAGAAAGACAACTTAGCACCAGTTGCAGCCGCAGGAATTGCGTCAGCAGAGTTAACAGGCTTAACAGTGATAACAGGATCAGTAGCTGCAGAAATAGCAGAAACATAACCTACAACACCGTTAGCGAATAAAATCAATTCACCTACTACAGGCTTAACAGAAGTTGCGCCAACAGCAGTAATATCTACAGAAGCACCAGCAGCACCCGCAGAAGTTCCTGGAGTCTTAACTGTAGCTGTAGCATATAAAAAGTTATTTTGTACAGTAAAGTACTCAGTTTGAGCAGAAGCTTTCGCCTTACCTGTCCAATCCATTACGTCTAGCATAGACGCTTCTTCATCGTAGATGTCTAAAACATCCTTTAAAATTTCACGTTGCTCTAACGTGTTTGTGAAAGAAACCGTACTTAAAAAGGTACGATCTATATTTCCTGCTCCAATAGCCATTTTTCTTTAAAATTAAAAGTGAAAAAATTATTTTTTAATAACTTTCATCTCCTTTAAGAATCCAATTTTATCGTCATACGGATTGTCGGAACGTTCCGTTTGAGGGATATCTTTTGATTTCAATTCAGGAGTTGCGTTTTTCAACTCAGATTCCATCATTTTCCTGCCTAAAGATTTTCCATGTTTAATTAACTCGCTAACAAATAAAGTAGGGTTTTCTGCAAATGCAACAACCTTAGTCCATTTAGCCCAATCAATTTGTCCATCTTTAGCAAAAGTTGACAAAAACTTTGTCTGATCCAATGCATAATCAACAACTTTGTTAGCATCATCAATTTGAAAGTTAATCCCTTCCCCATTGGCTTCTACTTTAATTAAATTGTTTTTTAATACATTTGAAATTCCAGTCTGAACAATTTCACGGCTTTTGCGCATTTCCGATTCTTGTTGTTCTGCAGAAATTTCTGGTTCAATATCTAGAGGCGTTACAGATTCCAAAAATTCTTTTTGGTTTTCTTTTAGAGAAACTCTAAGCTTATTAGCATCTCGCTTTAGCAAAGCTTGTCCTATCTCAGCATCTTCATCATCAAATGCCTCTAAATTATATTTCTCAAGTTCCTTTTCAAATAAACGAGCTTGCGCCTTGGGACTTAAATCAGAATTTTCTTTTTCAAAATTCATCTTTAAAATGTCAACATCGGCAACAGTATCGTAATTTGTTTTGGTGGCTTCTAAAAAAGGTTGCAGTGTACCAAACTTCTCGTAGTAGTCTACAGCTTTTTTTATAAAGTCATCCTTGAATTTATACTCAACCTTTTTAGATTTATCTTCTATCTCTTTTGAATCCGACTCATCAATTAATGCCATATCGGCTGTTTGATCTTCCGGAGTTACATCAACTTCAATATTTGATTCCTCTAAATCAGTACTTGTACTCTCGTCATTTAAAGCTTCAACTTTCCGAAGCTCATTATTTTCAATATCTTCAACAGTTCCATTATCTTCAGAATTAATATCTTCTGTAATAGTTTCTGCGGAAGTTTCCGCTGCTGTTGAGTCTGTTGTTTCTTCAATTATAGTTTCCCCTTTATCTAAAAGTTCATCTAAGTTTATAGGGCTTTCGCTCATATTAATTTATGTTTGGTTGTGCAAATCTATGAATTATTTCTTTAATTCTTTAGTTTTTTCGTCAGCCTTCTTTATTTGAGCAATATACTCTCTTGAAGAAGCCTCTATCTGGCTCATATTAATCTTACCATTTATTACCATTTGTTGTATTTGTGCTTCTAATTGCAATTTGGTAGTAATAACTTGAGCCTCTAATTCTTTCTCTTTTTGAATCAATTGCAATTTAGCTTGCATTTCAACCTGAATAGTCTGTTGCTTTGCTTGTTCTGCTGCCATTGCTGACTGTTGCTGAACTTGTGCGTTTGCCTGTTGCAACTCTAAGCTTCTCTTTTGTGTTTCCTCTTGGTTCTTTTTAATCTTACTCCCAAGTAACGCTTCAGCATACTTTAAATTGCTAACATTCTCTAGCATCATTGCGTCAGCTAAATTAATTTGTTGCGTTTGAATAGCTAAATCAATTCTTTGCCCAAATTTTTCTTTTTCGTATTCGTTAGGTTTTTGTTGTATAACTAAACCACATTCATATGCAGAAACGTTTGGATCTAATTTAAAGAAATTAACACTATTGGTTCCTAATGCCCTAGTAAACCCTTCAATTGTTCCATTTGTTGCCGCATCTTGAATTCTTAATGTTAACGAATAACATAACCTTTCTAATAATTTTCTTTCTGCTCTACGCAAGAAGTCTAATGAATTATTAGTTGACTCAGATGCATATTTTGCAACTCCTTTTAATGTTCTTGGATCTGGAGTAGAACCGTCAGTAATTTCGTTGAATCCTAGAATGTCGCGTAATAACTGAATATTGTTTGTGATTATACCAAAATACTCTTGAGCTTCGCCGCCAATACCATTATTTAATTCTTCAATAGGCTTGTAATTACTAGCTTGCCCTTCTTCAGAAAGTCTTCTGTAAACAAGGTTACCTGTTTGATTATATAAATCAATAATCTCCATAGGCTTTAATGCTTGCCCTCCTCGTCCTAATGGCACTCCCTCAAGGGCACCAAGTTCAATCATTATACCTCTTGGCCTAGCTCTTAACATTACATTTTGTAATTTATACCAAGCCATTTGTATTTGATCGGCAATTGCTTTCATCTGATCTCCTAATGAATAAGTACTCATTTGGTATATATTAGGAGCAACAATATGATATGATAACGACGTGTCAGTCATTGACGACTTAGCGCGCTTCATGTTTGTAGCTAGTTTGCAATCAAAGAATATATCTGAATCAATAATCCATTTCCCTTGGTAAACAACCTTATAATCTGTCTTAGTATATTTCTTTTCTTTCTTTGCGTCTTTTACTTTAGATGCTCTGCCAACAACAACGTTTCCTTTTGAGTTAACCCTTTCCTCAAGAACCATGCTATTGGTAGAATAGAATTCCAAATCTAATACGCGAATTCTAAATCCATCATAATTTTTGTTTTGATTAGAATTCATGTTTCGAAGTAATCCGGGATTCCCTAATTTGTTAACATATCGTTCTGCTAACATTTCGTAATCTGCTTCAGTAATTTGATCGCCAGCTAATTGTTTTAAATCAGAAATTGTTATTTCAATTACTTCTCCTATATACTGAACGTCTTCAAAGTGTGGATCAATAGAATAAGACATAACCATATTAGATGGGTTAACTCTTCTTATCTTAATGTTACCTTCTCCGTCAAAATATTCTTTGTAACCGGTAATCCCTAAGTCATGAAGATCTTCAATTGCTTGCTCTCTAATATTATCAAACTTGTTAAGGTTCATAATTAATTCAAGAGCTTGCTCCATTTCAATTGCCATTCTATGCTTATACGAATAATCCATATAAGTATCCAACTCTTTAATACTTTCAGCGTCAACTTCTGCATCTGGAATCATTGAGGGATCTAACCCTTGTTTAGCAAATTCTTCTTTTAATAAAATCTTTGCGGCATTCTGAGCATAAAACTCTTTTTTATCGTCTTGCGCTAATGGATCAATTGCATCTACTGAAATATTATAATCTGCTTTAATTAAAGTTGCTAATGCAATTCGTCTAAACTTTGGGATGATAGGAAGAATATCCCAGTTAATGTTAATCCAAGATTGATCTTCGTTAGCGGTTTGATTAGGTTGAAACAGTTTTTTATACCTTGTAATCGATTGCTTCCCTAACATATATAATTTTATCTCGTGGTATTTATCCCTTCCGTTATACAATTGATTAGGATAGTAAGTTGAGAAATCTGTCCACGCAGATTTTATATATTGAGAAATCCAAGACTTGTCTTTCTTAGAGTTTTCTACTAAGTGACTTGGAAAACCAAGGATTTGTTTTACGTTATCTTCCATAATTAAAACGGAAATACATCTCGTATTTCGTATAAAGTTTGTTTTTGTTCAATCCTTTGCGCAAATTTTGATTTGCTTGAGGCAATTAACGTGTAACCACTTGCCATCGTCGCATCAAATTTAGTTGTTTTATTAATATCAAACATCAACCAATCCTTTAAAAGATTTATAAAAATTACTTTATGTACATTGTCTGTTACATAAGCTTCAATCTCTTCAGCTATTTGCTGATGCGTTTTAACTGTAGCCGATATCCCATATTTATTGGCCCCCGGCATCTTTGTTAAAAACCTATCATAACCCCTATATTCAAAGTATTTAATTAACCCTACCTTATTGTCTTCTGGAAGTATTTTACATCCAAAGAAATGAGCAAGCTTAATTATATCTTCATAAAATATTTCCGCTTTTTCTGGGCGATTTAAATATTCTACTAAAAACGTTTCACTCAATTCATCCATGGCATCAAACTTACGATAAACATAAGCCGCCCCATCAGATCTATTTGTTCCAGTTGTAATACTATGATCAAAAGGATCGGATCCAATTGCATACTTCCTATCACTATCCGGTTCCTTTTTGCTTCCGTATTGCTTTACCTGGTTGTAAAAATCTGTGTCAAAAGGATTAACCTTTTTGTGAACAAGAAACTTTCCATTAGATGTTTCCTTAAAAACAACCCTGGTATCTCGTTCTCCTTTTTCCCACATGAATTCACCTTGCAAATATAATTCTTTTTTATCAATCCATGATATACTTTCTATTTGTCTATTTAAAGACATCGCATCAAATAAACAACTCTCTGCTTCGCTAAAAAACGCTTCCTCAATAGTAAATGGATTCTTTCGTATATAAGACGCTAGTGCTCTATGATCCGACTCAAGAGCCTCCCTTGCATTTATGTAATATTCTTTTGCCTTCTCTTCGTCACCATATCCAAACTTGTCATAGAACAAAGTCTTATAGGCAGGCATAAAGTATTGGTACAATCCAGACATCGTTCTTCCATTGCCATCCCTGACAGATTGGTTTGAGGCTTGCCATAAATTCTTAAATGACTCGCCACCGTCTTCCATCTCCTCAACAGTTGTGGTATAGAGAGCCTTGCCAATTATCATTTCTTCTTGTTGCAAACAGAATTGAACAACCTGGTGTCTATCGTATACGTTTACATTCTTTGTTTTACCCGCTTCATCAGCAAGGTATCTATGTAACTTTGTCCCATCATAAGCAAACTTGTCAGCAGATTTAAATGTAATCATTGACTCTAACTCAACCTTTTTTTCAAAATCAAAATCTGCAGCACCCCTTTTATTTGTTTTAAAGAAACGAAGTTCCCCCTTAGGTGTCATTCCTTTTTCAGTATCGTATATTGGTACAAAAAAATCAGGTAAGTATTTAAACGGCATTACAACTCCCTTGGCAAATACGTTATCTCTTGCATCATCAAAAGTCTTGCTTTGAATCCCTGCATTCTTATTCTTACTTCTAGACGTTAACTCAAATAAGAAAGCTCCTGCCCTCATAGTTTTTCCTTGACGACGCTTTGTTACCTCAATCATCCCTAAGCATACCGGATCTTGCATACAGTACTCTAAAAAATAAAAGAAATGCAAATCAGTCATCCTAAAATCAGGATACCCCACATCAATCTTCCAGTGAACCAAATAAAAATAATGCAATCCAGTAACATAAGTCCCTTTGCCATTATTCATAAACCAAAATCCATTAAGTCTTCTGTCCCATTCTTGATTACGATATGATTGTAATTCAGGATTGTAGTAATCGGGATTAGATTTTTGTGCCAAGATTTCTTTCTTACGCTTAAGCTCGTAATCTGCTGGCGGGATAGGACGCTCCCAGTATTGGTATGCAGGTTTTGCAGAACGTTGAATAATATCCCTAGTCTCCCATTCGTTAGTTACAATATTCCAAACAACTCCATTAGGAGCAAGATTAACAGTTATCCCATTAATCTCAATCTCCCTATTTCTTTTATGTTTACGATACATACTATAAATTAGCTATAGACTCAGGTGTAATATTCATTATATCACTTTTCTTTTCTTTATTATCTCCAAAGATTTTATCTTCATAAGCATCAATCCTTTTTATAATTGAATCGCACTCATTCATTAACTTACTTTTAATCTCAAGAGCTTGCAATTTATCCTTATCATTTTTAAAATTAACAATAGGTGTTAACAATTCTTGTTGGTACTGCCATAATACTTCCTCGTTAGCCGTCAATATAGCCCATACCTTGGACGATTGGAACCTTAGATAGGAGTTTATATACCCCAGTATATTATCGTGGCTTAAATCAAAGATTTTATCAGTAGCTGTTTTTAATTCAGCCATCTCAGCACACTCCTCTTTTCTTAAGTTAATGTCAGGGATCTTTAATCTCATAGGAGATTTTAAATCATACAACAAAACAACGTATTTAATAATAGGTACCTCAGAAATATTAATGCTTCCAAAGATTTGCTTAACCATAACATTGTTTTGAAAATTCTTGTCGTTAATAGGTAACGCTAAATCATCAAATTCTTTTTGCGTAAATGTTGCCATAATGTGTTTATTTTTTTAGCGGGCGCCGGCGGACCGTAATCCCTTCTTTTTTTTCTTTTTCACTAAGGAAAAAATTCTTTTTCCTTTTTTTGAAAATAATTGATAATATATTTTTTATTATTAAATCTATTATTATATTCTATTATTATGTGGTGAGATCTAGAGGGAGGGTGTAGTGAGATCTAGAGGGAGGGTATGCCTAAATCTCACTAGGGGGTATAGTGAGTTCTCACTAGGGGGTATGCCTAAATCTCACTAGGGGGGTACCCCATTCTTTTACCTAAAATATCCTCTTGGCGTACCGTGTAGTAGTCTTTTCCTTCAATCTTATTTTTGAAGTGTGCATTTTTTGCAAGAATAATTTCATCATTTTGTTTTACCTCAAGTTCATTTTCTCCAATAAATGGTTTTCCAATAAATTTTAATTTTGCAACCCTAATTGATGAAGTTTTATGCAAACTCATTACAATTCCTGAAGTACTTACTGTTGCATTTATCTTTTTCGAAAGTACCTCCACCTGATTATATTCATTCTCCTGCTCAACCACTTCTTCGCAAAGTGTCCATGCGCCAACAGGTATAATACAACTATCCCTAACAGAACAAAAAATCCAATAATAAGGTACTTTATAATAGTTCCCATAAATGCAATTTGTTTCATTGTTTGTTACTAAGTAATGAAAATAAATTTTATCCCCAACTCTTACCTCTTTCTCAATTTCAAATCCGTTCTCGTTTATGCATTTTCCTTCAGGTACCGCGATGACAGTACCATAGATTTTAGCATGATGTGTGGGGTTGAATAATGGATCAATATGAAGTTTCATACTACCATATTCTATAGTGTCTTCTAACGCAGAATCTACCCTAACTATGACAGTGTTTACGGGTGACTGCTTAAGCTCGTATGTAAGCATTTTATTATTTGTTTGGTTTGTAAACTCAAAGATATACTATAAAAAGTAATTTTCATAGCGTAAGCTTATGAGTCAAAGGTTATGGATTAAAACGCACGGGAGCCAAGCCAAAAGAAGAAACGCAAAAAAAATACTGGGTGGCATTACCTTTTTGAATCCAAAATCCTAATTTCCAGGTCCTAGAGCGTGTTTTCCTAAAGCATAAATATGTTGAAACATATATTTTTTCCATAGATCTAATTTTCTCCAGGATAACAATCCAAAAAACAAAAACGCTCCCAAAATTTATGCGGGAAAATAAACGCGGAAAGGGGCTACGCTCCAGGACGTCTATACGCTTCACATATCACCATTTACCAGGGACCTAAGATAAATCTATTCACCAGGTAAAAACCCAGGTAAAACAATCACCAGGAAGAAGGTCCAGGAAGATAAAACCCAGGGAATAAATACCAGGTTAAAACCAGGTTTTGTCCAGGAAGCATTTACCAGGTAAAACGTGGAAAATCATATAACTTTTTTAAGAATTCATTGTGTTCTCATTTTTTCGTCGACACAATTACCCTATTTCGTCGAGATTATTTTTGATATAAAACCGTTTTTGCCTTGTTTCGAAATATCATTTAAACAAAAAAATATCTTAATTATGAAAAAGGTCCAAACATTATTTCAATCAATTTTATTTATCCTATCATTTTTAGCCTTAGGGCAAATTTTTTATTTATTATTAACTAGAAAATACGATAGCGAGAATTTAATAGCTATCCTAGTTTTTTCTTTTCCCGTTTTATTATCATTTATATTTTCAGGTAGTTTACTTATTAAAAAATAATCCTTTAATCCTTAAAAATTTACAAACATGAAAAAGCCCAAAAATCAAATCTTTAATTTAATGAAGTCAAACGAAGCTTTTAATCCGTATTTATGGATATTAAAAGACGCGGAAAACTTAAGAGAGCTGAGGAGCTCAATAGCTTATAACTATTCGAAATATACATGTTTAAAACGCCAGGACCATTTAGGACGAAAGCATTTTTTAGGTGAAGTATATTTTACTGATGCGGATATGATTAAACGACGTTTATTTATGCTTGAGCAAATTGCTCAGGAATTTGGATATGACATAAACCGTTTAACCTGGTAATTATGGAAGCATTAATAATATTTTTAGCGTCTTTTTACTTATCATTTATCTATCTATTTGCCTGGAATTATAACCAGGATAAAACCCCAAAAAAATGAAAAATTACCGTTTAACTTTTAAAGACATTTACAGCGACGTTCTTTACACGTCAATAATTCAAGCTAAGTCAATACGCGGGGCTGTTCAGCGCTCCAGGAAGCTAGGACCTTTGGAATATGTTTCCAGGTCCATTACAAGCCTAGAATCTGAATTTAATTTAAAACTTGACAAAATAGAATTTAATTATTAATCCAATCATTTTAAACAAAAAAAATCATATGAAAACTATCATAGCACCCAACGGAAACAAATTGCAAATTTCAAATAATCTTTTGAGCAAAGGGGATACCAATGCAAAACTGATTAAAAACTTTTTAGAGTCGCATATTTTATACCTTAACCCCTGGAAGCAAAATTCACTAAGTATTAATCTTTGTGCCGGGGCTTCCGATAATTGTATTCAGGTATGTATTTATACTACCGGACGCGGAGTAATGGCACCAGTCCAGGAAGGAAGGACGCGACGGACTGAGCTTTATATTCAGCATAGAAATTACTTTTTAAACATGCTATTAAATGAATTAACGAAGCTTAACAAAAAAGCTTTAAGGGAAGGTAAACAAATTGCAGTCAGGTTAAATGGAACGTCGGACCTGGATTTTATAGCTATCCTTAAAAACCGTTTTAATATCAATATCATGGACGCGTTTCCTGGACTTGAATTCTATGATTACACAAAGATTCTAGGTAAGGTAAAAAAATACGCGGGGACCAGGTATAAATTAACTTTTTCGCGTAGTGAGACAAACGAATTGGAGTGCATAGAAGCTTTAAACCTGGGCGCTCCCATTTCCGTAGTTTTCGACGACAAAAAGCCCATGCCTAGTATTTATTTAGGGGCTAAGGTTATTGACGGGGACCTAGCCGACGACATTATGCTAACTGCTGAACCTGGAACGATTATAGGCTTAAGGGCTAAAGGGAAAGCGCGCAAAGATAAAACGAGCGGATTCGTAGTAATTTAATTAATCAATTCACCAGGTCCAGGGGCTAAACTTCCTGGACCATAAATAAACCAAATATGAAAAACGAAATAGAAATTTTGCAAAGTAAACTAGTAGAATTTGAAGCTAGGGAACAAAGATTAAGGAAGCTAGTCCAGGACCTAGTCCAGGTAACAAGCTACGAGAACTACCAGGAAACGAACGAGGAAACGGACGAAGTTACTACCTGGAAGCTAGGAGAAATTTATTTCAATTTAACGGATTTAGCTATCTGCGATTTTGACGAAGCTAGGGACCAAATGATTTCTAGGGACATGGACGCGGACGACATACTAGGAAGCAACCTAGATTTAATCACTACTTTCCAGGACTACATTAGCCCAATCCTAAACGAATTAAATTATTTGACGGAAGAAATTCCCTAGGCTAAAATCCTAGGGAATTTCCGCTCTCAACAATACTAACCCAATCGCAAAAATAAATCAATCAATTAAATAATTTGAAAATGAAAAACCAAATAAAAGATTTAAGTAATTTCTCAGACATGGAATTATTAAATGAACTAGAGAAACGCGGGCATTATGTGGAAGACACGCCGAGCGTTATCGATGTAGAAGTCGCCATGAGTTTATACGGAATAGGATACAATGAACTCAAGTTTAATGAGAAGCATGAAATCCTAATGACTGCAGTCAAGAAATCAAAACTTTCAAAAACTAGTGTTTTCGATCAAATGAGTATAGAATTAGAAAATTGGATATCATATATTAAAAACTAATAATGAAAAACATAAATGCGAATCATGTAATTCATTTAAGAAATGAATACATCACAAAGATTTTTAACATAGTCAAGGAGCAAAATCTAGGCGGGACTCTCTTAAGCTTAAGAGAAGCCGACGAATTTAGGTGCTTTCAGTTGGTGCCTACATACGGAGAAGATAGCGACATAATTAGATATGAGCAGTTTGAAGCCAATGAAATAGAGATAGCAGAAAACGTATATATTTTAGGCAATAATTCGGAAGGTAGTTCTGACTGCATATTACTAATGGATTTAGATATTAACGAAATAGCTATAGTCCTGGACATATTAGAGAACAAAAAATATTTTTAACTAAAACCCAAAAATTAACATGAAAAAGCATTTTTTATTTGGCAAGCATGCCATCAACGTTTACAAAACTAAGGGCATCAATGCGGTTGCCGAAATATCTAGAGACGGGTATGATATTATAACCTGGAATAACGAAACCACAGCTCCTGAGGACCTATTAGATATATTAATTCCCTGGGGTGAATACGTCCAAATTAAGGAAGAAGAACTAGCCTTCCTTCAAACCAAATCCAACGAAAATAAATGGAACAAATTTTTTGAAAGATTGGACCCTGAAGACGAAATGAGCGACGGGGAAATGATTGATTTTTTAATGGCAAATTATAAGATTCCTGAACCATTGGAAAGGATTAAATTAACCGAAAACGATTACGTTTTATATAACCCTGAATCCTGGGAATATGAAAGGTTTGACGACGGTGACATAGTAATCTATACCTCAATGTCAGAAGCTTTAACACAAGCCAAAGGACGAAGCTATTACGCAGTAAAATGTTTTAACCTAGAAGAAGAAATCCAAAAAATATTAATCAACCAAATAAATAGAACACAAAAATGAAAGACTTAACAAAAGAACAGCAATTAATGGTAGAGTCATTAGTTGCACATTTCACAAATGAAAACGGAAGAAAAGAGGAGCCTTACGTTTTAGAAACGGACATAGACTTTAGCGCTCCCGAACTTGGTAAACAGCATAGCGGATACGATTTTAAATGTTACGACGGGTATGCCGTTGGAGAAAATAAAGTTGTTGAAATAATAGTAACATACCCTAAAATGATAGACTTAACTCATTCTGAAGTTGATGAATGCATGTATTTTAGGTATGGATCCGATCATAAAAAATATGATTATGAAATTCATTTTGGCGATGTAATGATGTTTAAATCAAAGCTTAAATCCTTTAGACTTTTATAGCGATGAAAAATAACCTACAAGAAAACACCTGGTTTGAAGTGTACAAAACTTGTGCAGACGAATCAACTGAAACAATTGCAATGTTTTTATCCTTAAGGGATGCATCTGATTTTATATCGCAAACTGATAGGCATAGTGAAGCATTAAACATCGACGAGTGGAGCGGGAACGGAGTAAGCATACCTAGAAGAATAGGCAGAATCAAATAACATTATCCTTGTAGGTGGGTTAGGTAAACCTTCATTAAATAAAGTGATAGAAATAAAACAAGAAGACTTAGAATATTGGCTATCGGGCGCGCTCGAAGGCGGTTCAAATTATTGGTACTTAATAATTAATGATTACGATAAGAGCGGTTTTGATAAGAAGCTTTGCACTATAGATAACTTTGCCAAATCATTACTTGAAACACCCAACTTTTCGATCAAAATATATGACATCGAAAACTTTAGTGAAGACGAAGATTTAGATTTAGATCCGAGCGGTGCATTACTTGGCGAAATATCTTTAGCAAATATTGTTAGGGGCATGGACCTAATGAAGGAAAACTATAGGGATATGTATGATAGACTTTATAGTGGTGATTACGACGCGGACGATTGCGATGTATGGCTACAGCTAATAGTAATGGGCGACGTAGTATTCTGCTAGTGCGTCTACAAATTGCTCGCGTTTGTCTACAAATTTAGACTAATTAAAGCATTGGAATTATCTTTAAATTATAATTAATCAAACAATTAGCCACCTCCTGGTGATATAGGTTAACCAGGTTTTGTAATGTTAGGAAGCGAATATTTTGAGTATTATTTAGTCGAAGAGGAGCAGGAATTGTTTAGAAACAATTTGCTCAACCAGGTGACTGAAAGTTATTTATGGGAATACTTGGATAGGGATTTTGATTCCTTTAAGGATTTTCTCACCCAAGCATTTTGGTTTAAGGAAACTCCCGAAGGGAATGAGTATTGGGAATTATTATGTAGCATTAGAAATGATATGCATGAAAAGAAAGTAAAGATTATCCAGGATTTTATCCGTCTTCAAATTTCAGATGAACATCAACTACGCAAGTTATTGTTGCGGGCTGAAATGCATGTAAGACAATATGGTACAAACGAATTTTATTATTTTAGAGATGAAGAATAGAGCAAAAATTATTAATGCAATCAAAGATTGTTCCTTAGAGCAGTTAGATATTAATACGTTATTGGATATCGCGTCAATGAATGACGAAGAGCTTGTACAATACCTAGCCCTGGAATTATATTCATTAAAGTATGAGTATGAAAATCTTTTAGACAAATCAATTGTCACTGAGAATACATTGTTTGAAAAAGTTAAAGAATTAGAAATCAAATTAGCCATCAAAGAAACATGTTAAATTTTAATATTTTAGTAAATCCTTTTACGCGTAGAATTTTAATATCATCGCGGATCAATAAAGTAAGCCATGAAGTGGTAATCGAATACGGAGATTTAGACGAATGGCATGCATTTATGTTTGACGATGAAGTGTTTGATATCCACCTCTTATACGAAGGAGAATTAGAAATTAGCATCTATAGGGTAACGGAAGGAAACACCCTAGTAAATAAAGATGATTCAATCCATGTTAAATATAAAATTATTTGCAAGGATGAGTTTTAAAGAGAAGCCTACTAAATCAGATTACTTTTGGGCGTTTATGTCTTATGTAATTTTATATTTAGTATACAAGTTAATAGTCCCATAATCACGCGGTAGTTCCGCTATCAACAATTTAATTAAACCAAATGAAAAAAAGATTCGTAATTGAGGCTATTGCTATAGCTGTTTTAGTCACATGTTTATTAGTGATATGGATTAACCTTACCATAAAAGAAAAAGAGGTTTATATCAAAGGGCATGTGCCGTATGAAGAGTTTGGCATAGAAACATCTGCTGATATTTATGTAGATAATATGCTTAAAAGACCATATACTAAAAGCGGTAGACTTATAGGTGAAGAATAATTAAAATTTAAATATATAAAATCAAATAAAAATGGAAAGAAGAATTGAGTCGACGGTTATTTCTCGTCATGGAAACCTTATTAATATTTATGCGGTAGAAAATCCTCTTGTTAGGAAAGAAATGCTTAAGCCCTATAGCTCTTATGAAATTGAATATAGATTTGGGGCAAACGGTTCAGATACTTTTATAGGGGAATACATTGATTGTACTCCCGAAATGAGAAGTCTAATCTTTACTCATCCAACTAAAGGAGAAGGTAGAAGAATTATTGTACCAACAAATAATATTATTAAATTACGTCATTTGTTTGATAAATAATTTGAGTTATATTTGTGAGTAGTATTTTGAATTGCATTGAGGGATGCGATTCAAAGTATAGGCTAAAATCCTATCGCCCAAGTTTCTTCCCTCAAGGACTTGGGCATTTTTATCTTCAATGGATCTAGAATTAATGGCATTTATGGCGGTAGTTAAAGTTAAGCTGATTCATACTCAAATGGACCTGGCTGACTACCAAAAAGCATTATCATTTGCAACTCCAGGAATGGAAGCCTTTGATATTTTATTAAAAAATGCAGAAGAACTAGTCAAAGAAATTCAGTTTTACGAAAATAAATTAAAAGAAATATGAGTTGGTTTGCGGTGATTTCTTCGGAGATATTGGTGCGAAAAGATTTGTCTGCTAATGAGAAATTATTGGTTGGATTAATACAAAGTTTATCCCATCAAAAGGGGCATTGCTTTGCAAGTAATTCTTATATGGCTGAATGTATTGGAATATCAGCAAGTTCGGTTAGACAATACCTAAAATCTTTAGAAGATAAGGATATTATTACTAGGGATTTAAAGAAAAAAGAGTCTGGAGAGGTTGAAATAAGGGAAATCAAGTTGACTACCCCTCTGCCGAGAACTCACCATACCCCTAGTGAGAACTCACTACACCCTCTGCCTAATTCTCACCCCCCCTCTGCCGAGAACTCACTACATAATAAGAGAGATAATAATAAAGAGAATAAAAAAGAAGAAATAGTTAATAATCGATTTGAGGAATTTTGGGAATTGTATGGGAAGAAAGTAGGGAAGGAAAAAGCAAAGCTTAGTTGGATTAAACTAAAAGAAAAAGAAAAAGATGATTGTCTATTGGCGATCCCGAAGTACACCAAAGCTAGACCCGATATAATTTATCGAAAGGACCCTGAGCGTTACTTAAAAAATAGAGTTTGGGAAGATGAGATTGTAGGTTCCAATCTAAATGTTAAATCAGAACCAATTGATCAAAAACAATTTGAATTAATCATACCTGACAAATGGCTTTAAATAAAAAAATAGTAATTGAAGATTTTTTCCTTGAGGAGGATGTTATTGCATACCTACTAGAGAATTCTCACATGGTTCAAGATGCTTCTAAGATTATAACTGATAACTGCTTCGTAGACTTGTTGTTTAAGGCGTCATTTAACGCGATGGTTGAATTATCTATTGACAATAAGATATTCAATCGTTACGATGTTTTTAGACTGCTTAAATCAAAGAATTTGTCTATAGGTGTAGATCCCTCGCATTTGCTAAGTTTGTTACCTAAGGGTAAAGTAGAGCTACCTAAAGTTTGCGGTGAGCTAAAAGAATTAGAAGTTAAGAGGATTGCTAATGACTTATCAATCTCTATTCAACAAAGTCTAGCTAATGGCGACGACATAACAAAGCTTTCGAGCGTAGTAGAACTAGGTTTGGCGGAAATTCAAAATGGTCCGCTCTCAACTGAAATATATTCCCTGGACAATGTCTATGAATCCGTGATGGATAAAATGGAAGCTACTGCTGGGGTGCTTAAATTTTCGGGCGTTGACACTGGTTCGCGTAAACTTAATTACGTCTTAGGGGGTTGGCAACCAGGAGTAACAATTATAGCGGCTCGCCCTGGTATGGGGAAGACTATTGCTGGGTTAGAGCATGCAAAATCTGCATCAAAGACGGGTGTTAAAGTATTATTTCTTTCGTTAGAGATGCCTAAAGAATCATTAGTTTATAGATATATATCTAGTGAATTTGAGGATTATAAGTATTCTGATTTAAAGGCAAATCGCATTAGCAAAGAAGATGTAACTAAGATTAGGAATTCTAATGCTAGGGTCCTCAAGCAATTACCTATTTCGTTTTACGATTCTGATAATAGGGATGTTAACTATTTAAATTTGCTATTAATTAAGGAGTGCAGGAAGAATGGCATAGGACTCATTGTTATTGACTATCTGCAGTTAATACGCGACAATCAAATCAAAGATCAAAGTGACTTCGCCCAGGTATCATCCGTATCGAATAAAATTCAGAAGCTTACTCGCAAGTTAGGGATCCCAATTGTAGCATTATCTCAGTTATCTAGGAGTGTTGAATCCAGGGCTAATAAGCACCCAATGTTATCCGATTTAAGAAGCAGTGGTAATATTGAGCAAGATGCAATTGTAGTTATTCTATTATACCGAGACGACTATTATAAATATGTTGAAGCTAAAGAATCAAATCAGCCCGTAGCTCAGATGGATAATAAGCTATTATACATAGTTGCCAAGAATAGAGACGGAGAGGTTGGCGATGTTAACAGAATTGTTGACGTTAAAACAAATAGGATTGCCGATGAAGAATCAGAATTGTTTGGATTCAAGGAACCCCAGGTAGCATTTAAAGATTCAGCAATCAATAAGATTCAACCTAATTTTGATGATATAACAATTAGACCATTTTAATTATGACACCAAAAGAAAAAGCAGAAGAATTATTTTCACATTATAATTCAATTTTAATTGATGGGATGAATCACGGAGGAGCAAGAGGTTATGCTTCATATAAATGTGCATTAATTGCAGTCGATGAAATAATTAAATTCGGTAACGAGC